ATAAAAAAATTTCTATGGTCTTCGTTTGTTATAGCTCCGCATAATCTAAGAACAAGAGCTAACCAATATGAATTTTCTACTAAAATACTTGGGACAGATACTTGATAACTATTAGTTTTAGAACCAACGTTTTCATGAAGTTTTAATTTAGAAAGAGGGTGTTTTTTAATTTTATCACATTCTTTTTTCCAAGAAGAAAGTTCTTTAATTATTTCTTTTGGAAGTTTAGTGTAAACTATTTCTTTATCTATTTGTTTATATTTAATCTTCAGAACCTACCCATTGTAAATTATCCTCATCCCAGATATATATTAGAGGATTTTCTGGATCCGTTTCTGGTTTTGATACTGGGGGTTCCCATTTAAAATTGTTTAAAGTCCAAGAAGGATAAGGTTGTGGTGCTATAAAAACATCATTAGCTTCATCATAAGTAAAACCTATGCCTGCATATTGATTTCTAAAATTAGAACCGTAAGAAGTTTGAACCCATTTAACACCGTGCGCAGATAAAGGTGCTATAGTTTTAAAATGTTCAGCTGCTGATTCTGATTGATCTCCGCCATTAGCATCTACATCAGCGTTATCTGCAACCAAAACTCTTAATACTCTATTGTTTGAATCTATTTCTGCAAAATGTGCCATGATATTACGTATAAGTTAAAGTACCTGTTGTTGTAAAAGTAATAACTGTTTCTCCTGTTGGGGCAGAACCAACTGTATTTGACCCTGGCGATGCTGAAAAAGCAGAAGCTGATGCAGCAGGAGCTCGAATAATTACTACCCCTGGTCCTCCGAGAGTAGTTGGTTGTTCATCGCTACCTCCGCCGCCACCTGTATTAGCAGTTCCAGGTTGAGCAGTTGGTTGAGGTGTTCCCGGTATACCTTGTCGATAGCCACCATTTCCGCCGCCGCCTGAACCACCTTGTCCAAAAGACGCTCCAAAATTAGCTGATGCACCTCCGCCACCAGCTCGTGTTACTGATGATCCTGTAATTGAATTTGCTGTACCAGCTCCGCCGTTACCAGCGTTAGTAGGTTGTCCAGCAGCACCTTGGTTGCCTGCTCCGCCGCCTCCGCCGCCGCTACTTTGACCTGCTCCGCTAGGTGGGGATGCAGCTCCACCTGGATTTCCTTCTGGTGGTGAAAAACCTCCAGCGTTACCTGTTCCGGTACTACTTGAACCACCTGAGGCTCCGCCACCGGATCCACCTGGCGCTCCTGAAGTTTGAGAGCCACCGGCGCCTCCGCCGCCGCCGGTTGAGCTAATAGTTTGAAATGTTGAAACATTTCCATCTCCAGTGGCTGAAGGATTACTTGTTCCTCCATTATTTCCACCTGCTCCTACAGTGACTGGTATGCTTCCAGAATCTATTGTTAATTGTGTTCCACCAGGGAAAGAGCTTCTATGTCCGCCAGCACCACCGCCACCTCCGACAGCGGAGTTGAAACCACCCGCACCGCCACCAGCGACGACTAAATAATCTACATCAACTGGGTCTGATTTTGTTACTCCACCAGCACCAAATCCTAAAACTTGGTAACCGAACATTTTACCTCTAGTTGATTTTTTGTTTTTAGTATTTTTACCGTCTGTGGTTAAATACTCTGGTATTTTTCTCATACTTTAGACTCCTTATACGTCGTTCGGAGCATCTGTAGTGAAGAATATTTTAACTCCAAGCACTCTTGCATCAGCAGTAAAAGTATCACCACCATCATTTGCGTTTCTAAATAATTGGAAATATGTTAACTCGCCTGCTGCAGGAGATCCTGCAACTGTAACAGCACCGCTTTCAGAAGATATTTGTTGGTCTTCAACTGTTCCTATTCCAGCGTCTGTAACTTCTACTGCAGTTCCATATGCAACATCAATAGTATCGTTATCCGCACATGCAACAGCTTGTAAACCAAAAACACAATTACCTGTGTTTGTAGAGCCTGGTGTCCAGTATACTTGGTAAGTTAATGTTCCTTCATTCCATGATTTAGGCATAGCTACCGAAAATTGTGCAAATTCATCTGTGTCTTTATCAAAATCTAAAACTTTCATGTCAGGTCTTGTTGCTGTCGTTTCAACTTGTTCTGCTGCTGCACCATTAGTTGTTGCTGGGTACATAGCTGAAGATGGAACCCACATAGTTTCTTTTCCTGCAATTTTAACAGCTGCCGTATTGTCTCCACCATCCACAGCTTTTAAAAGTCCTGTGCCGTTTGGTGCAACAGTTATATCTCCGTTAGCTGCATCTGTAATTGTAATTGTACCTGAGTCAGTGCCTGAGTTAGTATCTAAAATTAAATCGTGCGCTCCACTAGTTGTAATTGTAGCGTTCGCTGCTCCTGTTCCAAATACTGTTTCTCCAGTTCCTTTTGGTTTAATAGCTATATCAATGTTTGAATCACCACCCGTTGCAGATAATGTTGGATCATTTCCTGTAGCAGCATTTGCAATCGTAAATTCATTTACAGCGGAACCTGTAGCTGTAAGTAAAGCTAATTCGTTTCCATTAGTATCTAATATTGAAGTTCCTATTGCAGGAGAGGTTAAAGTCTTGTTTGTTAAAGTTTGTGTTCCAGTAAGTGTAACATTACCAGCAGGTAAAGTATCAATGTCTGGATTAGTTCCATCATTTGCAGTAGCAAATACAAGAGCATCTCCTTTATCTCCTGCCGCAAAAGTAAAAGAATCACCGCTTCCTGATGCATATTTAAATTGTACTGTGTAAGAACCTGATGTTGAATTTCTTAAAAAATAAAATGTTTGAACGTCTAGAGGTATTGTTACAATCTGATTTCCAGTGATAGTTCCTGTAAACTCAATCATTCTATGAGATAAAGTGGCACCTGTAGATCCATCAGAAACCGAAAGAGCTGTAGTTTGTGCACCACCAGCTATACTTTGTGTAGTATAACCACCAGAAATTTGTTCTAAAATTTGTAAATTAGTATTGGTTTTTGTACCCCAAGTTCCTGCGTTTTCACCAGTTGCCTGAAGTTCTACCCCTAAAGGTGTATATGTTGATGCCATAATTCTTTTCTCCTATGCTACTTCACTATAACTTGTATTTGATCCTGTTGCAACATCTGTATACGAAGAATTCGAACCTGTGTCAACATCAGAATATGCTTGAATTCCAAAGCCTGAAGCAGTTCCAAATGCAGCTACAGAAGCAGTAACAGACTGCCCTGTTAATCCCATAACATCTGCTGGTGCTATTGATCCTACATTAAACGTTGCTGAGACACCTGTTAATCCCATCACATCTGCTGGAGTTATTGATCCAACACTAGATGTTGCAGAAACTCCCGTTACATCTACAAGTGGATTACTATTTGTACTTAAGGCTCCTACTGATGTCGTTGCAGAAACTCCGGTTAATCCCATCACGTCCGCAGGTGATATAGAACCAACACTAGATGTTATTGCTTGACCTGTTAATCCCATGATTTGATCATCAGGACTAATTGATCCAACACTTGATGTTGTTGCAACTCCTGTAAGAGAAAAAGTTACATTACCAATTATTGTAGGTGAACCAACACTTCCAGTTGCAGTTTGGCCTGTTAATCCCATTACATTAGCAACTTCTAATGAGAATATGCCCCAACCTTGACCTTGTCCCCATGAAGCACCGTTCCAAGCATTTGCAGATATGTTAGACTGCATTGCATCAGGAGCTGTAAGTTCAACCAACATTCCTGATTCACCGTAAGTCTCACTTCCCCAACCATCTTGGCCCCATCCTGTATTTATATCTGCTGATACAGAAACAGATCCTATATTAAATGTTGATGAAACTCCTGTTAAATTAACTGTAGCATCATTTAACTCGCCCCATTCACCATGATTCCAAGTTTGTGCACCCCAACCTAATGTAAAAGCATCAGTCGTTCCCCAACGACCTGTGCTCCAGGTTGTGCCTGATTGGTTCCAAGTATTGGCCATAAGGAGGACCCCCTTATGCTAATCTTATGATTGCGTTACTTGCGTCTGCTGTTGGAAATTGTATTGTAAAAGTTCCACTAGTTACAGTTTTATCGCTACCAAAAGCTATTACTGCAACAGCTTTATCAGATTGTGTGTCATTATAAATTAATGCACCATTTGCTGTAAAAGTTGCAGAAGTA